GGAACAGACGGCGCAACAGACGCGGATTCTGTTAAAAAATATGATAGCTTTCAGTTCAGCGACGGCGTAGCAGGCAAGAAAAACATGCGCTTTATGTCTTACATCGGACATAAGCTAACACAATCACCTGTTCAATTTTCTGCAACTGCGGACGCTGCATCAACCGGCGGCAGCCAAGTAACCGTAACAATCAACCCACCTTTGCAAGCCGCTGCTGGCGCTGAGCAAAACACAAACACACCAATCGTTGCTGGTATGCAAGTTACTGTATTACCTGATCACCGTTGTGGTTTGATTATGTCAGGCAGCCCGTTATACATGGCTATGCCTAGATTGCCAGAGCCTAGACCTTTTGATAGCAAGATAACATCCGATCCAGATACAGGCGCGTCCATGCGTACTTATTTTGGTTCTTTGTTTGGTCAGAATCAGCAAGGTATTGTTCATGACTGCATCTGGGGCAAGCAACTTGCTGAAAACTACGCAATGAAACTTGTTATCCCTGTTTAGCATTACTAGATCTTGATAATGCCGCCTCGTTTGGGGTGGCATCTTAGAAATAATTAGTTCAGGAGAACTTTATGTCATCTTTAATTCCTATTGTTAATGCTGGTTTATCTTATGTGAATGGCTTAGAACTATCGCGTACTGACGATGCTTATGTTGCTGTTGCTGTCGGTGCTGCTCGTGATTCAAGTAATGTTGTTGATATCGTTGTCGGTTCAGCTTTGGCAATCAATGGCGGCGCTGTTGGCGCAAACGGTGTTGATTTAGCCGTGCTTGCTAATAGCTCAATGTATGCGGTTTATGTAATTGCTGATTCAACTAAATATAATGACCCTGCTGGTTTGTTGTCTTTAGCTGCTAATGCAACGCCTACAATGCCTTCTGGTTATGACGTTTATCGTCGTGTTGGTTGGGTTTTAACTGACGGCACAGCGGATTTATTAGCTTTTGTTCAGTTCGGCTCAAACGAGCATCGTTCATATTACTATGACGTTGCTATCTCTGAGTTATCCGCTGGCGCATCTGCAACTTACGCGGCTGTTGATTTGGCAACAAGTGTACCGCCTATCGCAACCCGCGTTATGTTAGACGTGGCTTATACACCTGCTTCAGCTACTAACTTATTATCAATGATACCTGGCGCAAGTGCTGCAACTGCTGGAATCGTTAGATATGGTTATGGCGTTGCTGCTGCTCAAGTTGGTTCAGTTGTTATGCCTTGCGATTTAGTTGCGTCAGTACCTACAATTAAATACAAAGTTGGGAACGCTTCCGACGCTGTTACTTTGTTAGTAGCTGGCTTTGAGGACAATCTATAATGACTTACACAGTCAATCAATTAGTATCTGGCGCGTTTTACGCGTCGGGTATTGTTTCACGTGAATTTGAGACGGTAAGCGGTCAACAATTAACTGACGGTATTGATTGGCTAAACGAAGTTTTAGACGAGAAGACGGTTGATATGGATTTAATTCCTTACGAATCGACTTACGACTTAACTTTGCTTGCTGGCGTAGAAGAGTATTACATTGCTGATTTAATAGAAATTGATACATTAACTTTTACGTTAGATACGGTTAGATTCTCTGTTCAAAAAACCCCGCGGGACCAGTACTTCGGGGTAAACAGAGTGAACGGCATTAGTTCGTTACCGGTCAGATGGTACATGGAAAGAGAGCTTGGTGGCGCTCGTGTTTATATATATTTTGCGCCAAATGATACTTATCAAGCAGAAATTAAAGGCATATTCAGATTAAGTAGCGTGGCTCAAGGTGATGATTTATCAACTACTCTTGACACTTTTTACACTACTTATCTGCGTTATGCGTTAGCTGCTAAAATTTGCGACGAGTATTCAATGCCCGTGCCCATGGGCGTTGACAAGCAGTTAAATAAATACCAAGCATTAATTAGTAAGCGGTCGCGTCCTCTTGATTTACATATTAGAAAGCAATCAACATTGCATAAGCCTGGGCCTGGAATTTGGGCACAAGCATCACTTTACCGGGGTTATATGCCTTAGGGGACTGGAATGCCACAAACAGAAATAAAATGCGTGGGGTCTTCAACTTTTGGGCGCTACCCTAAGATAAGCTTAGAAAAAACGTATAACATGTTTATCTCCGATGAGTGGCTTGTATCTTATCCAGGATTTAAAAAAGTATTAGAGCTAAACGCAGCCGTTGAGGGTCGTGGATTATTCCATAGTATCCGAGGTGGGTTTTTAGTTTACGTCGTTGGCTCAAGCATTTATAAAATAACAAGCGGTGTCGGTTCTATTCGAGTAGGAACGCTTAACTCTGAGACGGGTGAAGTGTTTATTGATGAGAACTTATCTAGCCAAATATGCATAGTTGATGGCATTGACGCGTATATTTATAATTGGAATTTAGAATCCGTTACGGCTCAAAACTTTACCAGCGCGCCTGGTTATGTCTCATATCATAACAGTAATTTCTTAATAACGTCTGTTCCTTCCGCAGCGCTGCCACAAAATTGGTACGTTTACAAATACAGCACAGATACAACAATAGAAAAATTAGCGGCCAATGTAGGCGGCACTTTTTCTATTCAAACAAAACCGGACGTGTGTTTAGCCGTCCATCGTATACCCGGTCGCGGTAATAATGTTATCGCCATAGGTAGCGCGGTAGCTGAGGTTTACACGCAAGTCGGCGGCACTGAAAACTATCGACGTAATGCAAGTTTTAACATTAACAGCGGTTGCGTTAGCGTCTCAACAATAGCTTATGCGGATACGATGGTTTGCTGGCTAGGACAAAACGAAAGTAATTCGCCTACAATTATGTTTACCAATGGCGCGGAAGTTCAAAACTTATCAAGTGATGGTATTGATTTTCAATTACAAGAAATTGTACACCCCGAAGATTCAACAGCGTTCTTTTATCGCCAAGATGGACATTTGTTTTATCAATTAACCTTCTTTAATGCCGCAGATAACTTAACGTTGGTTTATGATTTTAATACACAGAAATTCTTTCATATAACAGATTCAAAGTTAAATTATCATCCGGCTAGGCAGGTCGTTTATTTTGAAGAAAAAACCTATTTTGCATCACTTGCCGAGGGCTCAATCTATCAAATGGATTCAAGTATCATTACAGAAATAAATACTGTGGGTGATACAACAGGCGAAGATATCCCAAGGATACGAATTTGTAATACAGTAAGGCAAAGAACCACGCTACCTTTTCGAGTTAATTTATTTACGTTTGTGATGGAACAAGGGGTTAATAGCTTCCCTAAGCTTCTCGTTAATGCTGTTAGTGGCACTGATATCATGATCACCGAAGAGGGTGACACAATGATTAGTGAAACAGATGTTGAAATGCTAGGGGAAGAAGGCGCTCACATGACAAATATTGAGCGGCCTTGCGTTGATATGTCGATTAGTAAAAATGGCGCGCAAACGTTTAGTAATAGCGTTAGGCGCTACCTTAACGCGCAAGGAAACTTTAGAAATGTTATTAACTGGCATCGCATGGGTTTTGCAAATGAATTTACTATACAGCTTAGATTTTCAGGCATGCAAAGATTTGTAATTAACGATGGTGTCGCGGAGATAAGCACATGACAATACCCGTAACGCCTGTCTTTTATGACATGAAATACGTAGAAGACACGGGAAATTTAACAGCTCAAGCGAACATGTATAATGATGATTTATCACAAACGTTAAATATAGCGATTAATTTACTTAATCAAATATTAACTACTAATATAGAAAGTGGTGGCGCAGTAACTAATAACGGCATCGTTTCAGTAAATAAGACAGCGGCTGAGATTTCCGCGCTATTGGCTGACACAGAAACGGTTCCGAAAGTAGGAACTATTTGGTTTGATACGAATGCCGCTAAATTAAAAGTTGTTACATCGGCTGGTACGGCTGAAACAATTACAAGTTCATAAGGATAAAAAAATGGGATTATTTGATTCATTATTTGGTAAAGACCCTGGTCAAGAAGCAAATAAGCAGCTTGACAATATACCTGGGGTTTTGCAGCAGCACTTACAACCTTACTCAGACCAAGGGCGTCAAGCAGGCGCGGCACTTCAAGGCGAGTATGGCGGCATGATGAATGACCCATCTGCGTTTATTAATAAGATGATGGGTCAATATAAGCCATCCGAAGGTTATCAGTTTCAGCAAGATCAAATGGGCCAAGCGGCGGGAAACTCTGCGGCTGCCGGAGGTCAAAGAGGCGGACCCGCTGAGCAAGGCGAGCAGCAAAAAATCACCCAAGGTTTACTCGGCCAAGATATGCAGCAATGGCTACAGAACGTTATGGGCGCACATACTCAAGGCATGCAAGGCGAGCAAGATATATATAATAAAGGCTTTCAGTCTGACAATAGCCAAGCTGAAAGTATGATGAATATGTACGGCACCAAAGCAACTAATGACGCTATGAGCGCCAACAGACCAACGCCGCTTATGCAAGGGTTACAAACTGCCGCTGGTGTTGCTGGTGGATTTATGGGAATGCCTACAGGCATGGGATCTTCCGTTGGTGGTGATTTAGTAAAAAAATGGATGTTATAACTTATGCCTTTTCAACCTATAAATTTTTTAAATATGCCTCAACAACAAGATGGTTTAGCACAATTACCTAAACGTTTTGCTGAGGGTTTTAATATTGGCCAAATGCCAGCTAAGGCGCAACAAGCAGCCGACGAAAGCCGAATACATCAAGCGCTAATGCAAGCTCAGGCCGGACAAGCTGGGGCGACGACTAACAAAATGAATCAAGATATTAAAAAAAGCCAAATGCTGCAAAATATAATGCAACAAATGATGGGCGGACAGCAAGGAGGGCAACCTAACCAGCAACCTAACCAGCAAACCGGCAGTTTTCCACAAGATCTTGCGCAAGCCATGTTTAGAAAATCCATGGGCTTGCCTGTTCAAACACCTAATGAAAAATCAGAAGGTGAAATGAATTTATTTAACCAAAAGCAAGAAGTCACAAAGCAAAATAAAATGGTCGAGCCTACCGGAGCAACTAAAACTTATCATCAAGGGGTTGTTGCAAAAGCGCCCGATCTACTTAATGTTTTAGATGATTTGATTAAAGGTCCTGTTTTTGGGAAAACACATACAGCTAAAATACAAGAAGCAGTAGAAAAACTGTCCTCAGTTGAAGGCTTTCCAAAAGGCGCAGAAAGCTTGGATAGAGCGGAAACAATATTAAAAAGGGGTGTTTTCGAAACGCCTAGCGCTTATGCTGAAAGACTTACCAAACTTTCAAAAGATATAGCTAAAAAATCCTCTGTGTCGTTCGAGAATCAGCAGCAAAAAATACCTGATTCTTTTTATAAACATTTAGCGGAAAAAACAACCACGCACAAAGGTAAAACGTATTATTTTGTTAAAGGAAAATGGCATACCGACTCAGGGAGTGGACAATGATCGAGGAAGTAACAAACCCAGAAATTCTTGACCAATTAAATTCGGGCTCAACTTCTAGCAAACCAAAGCAGTCTAACTTTACAGAAGTAACAGACCTAGGGTTATTGTCTGAATTAGAAAATAATGACGAAAAGCCCGCTAGTAATTCTATGCTTTCAAATATAGCGGGTGTTGGTAAGCAATTAGGCGCTGGCGTTATCCAAGGTTTAGCGCAAGCCGGTCATGCAGTCGGTAGTTTAGAGACGCAGCTTATTAATTCATTACTGGGGTCTCGTTTAAAATCTCCTAAGCCCGATGTTTATAGTCCGCTAGGCGTTAAAGAAGGAGTGGCTACTAGCATCGGCGAGTTTTTGCCCGCCCTTGCAATTCCCGAGGCAAATTTAGGTAGAGCAGGCGAGTTAATAAGCCAGATACCTAAAGGCGGAAGGTACTTACAAAAAGCATTGTCTCAGGCGTTACCGCAGTCGGTTTATGCTGGCTCTCAGCAGTCAGACGAAGGGTTAAAAGAAGCTTCAAAATCGGGTGCTTTAACCGGTGGTGTTGTTGCCCCATTTAGCGCATTAGGTGAAATGGTTAAGGCTGGGAGCCCGGCTCTTGCAAAAATTGGTAGGGTTGGGCAAGCGCTTGGTGGGGGGCTTTTAGGACATGAAGCCGCCAAAGATGCAGGCTTACCAGAAGGAGTAAGTACGCCTATTGGTTTATTGTCTGGGTACTTATCTAGCAAAGGTCTATCACCTAAAAAAGCAGCCCAAAAGAAAGTATTTGAAGGGGTAAACCCAGAAGATGTCAAACAACGCCTTGATGCTTCTAGGCGGTTGGGATTAGATTATATAACCCCTGCCGAGGCTAGTTTAAATCCGTATGCCGCTGCTAAACAAGGCTCTATAGGCAAAACCCCTGAAGGGTCTAAGGCTCTTTATCAAAAAGGTGCGGGCCGCGTTGAGTCAGAAAAGAAAGCCATTAATTCTTTATTTAAAGATATTTACGACCCAAAATCAATGGACCCTCAAAAAGCTAAGCTTTACGAAGAAACGTATTCAAAGTCAGTTTCGCCTGAATTTATAGAGAAACATTCATCTAAGCCAATTATTGAAACGGCATTAAAAGCGATTGAAAGAGACCCTGTTTATCGTCAAAAACTTGATGGTGTTCCTAAAGATAGCCTGGCATATTGGGACCAAGTTAAAAGATGGATTGGTGACTCGGAGCAAAAATCAATAAGAACGGGCGCATCAGATAAAGCTCGCATATTAGGTGATACAAGAAAAGAAATGGTTTCCGAGTTAGATGCAATTGCCCCCGAGTATTCAGAAGCAAGAAGCGTTGCGGAATTGTCAAAAACCAGACAAACTTTAGAGAAGGCTTTCGATCGCAAAGATGTAACAGGATCTAATTTTTACAGGGC